TTCATGATTCCAGGAAGGCCGTCATACATCTGCTGGGCATTCCAGCCAGCCATAGCCATATAGCCCATAGCGTCTCCAGCTTCCTGGGCGGAGAACTTCGTTGAGGCACCCATTTCCCTTGCGCGCTCCCGGAGTTTGTCCATGTCTTCTGCCGAGGATCCTGATATAGCCGCCACGTTCGACATTGAACTGTCGAAGTCTGCTGCAGTCTTAACTGCCGCCGTCCCGATGCCGGCCACCGCTGCCGTTACAGGAAGCATCTTGTTCCCTGCCGCTTCTGCCTTTTCTCCAATCTGACCGGTTACTTCTGAAAACTGTGCCAGCTTTGAGGATCCGGAGCCAACTGTATCTTCAAGTGATTTCAAACTTTGCTCCGTATCGATAATCTCTCTTTTCAAAGCATCGTACTGTTCCTGAGAAACCTTTCCCTCCGCAAACTGCTGTTGAACCTGTTGCTCTGCAGTTTTTAAAGTTTCCAGTTTCTCCTTTGTACTGTTGATCTCGTCCGCAAGAGCTTTCTGCTTCTGGGACAGAAGCTCTATGTTTGTCGGATCCAGTTTTAACAGATTATTGATATCTCGCAGTTCGGATTGTGTAGTTCTTATTTGCGTATTAACATTTTTCAGGGCATTCTGTAGACCAGTGGTATCACCGCCGATCTGGACTGTTAAGCCTTGTATGTTACGTCCTTTTCTCATGCGGTACGCCTCCTAAAATTTGTCAAAATCTTCCTGTGTGGCCATCTTTGGCCATTTATAGTCATCATTAACCTTTTCCGTAAAGATATCCAGGACAAGCCCCACCGTGAGCAGGTCAAGGTCCTGGATAGATATTCCGGTCTGTACACACCTCAGAAGAAACAGAGGTGTGGTCATTTCCCGGCTACTTGGTCTAAGTTTTTTTTTGACCCAACCTGTGTCTGTTGGTTCAGATTCCAGAGTTTTACGATCTCCGGGAGGATTGTGTAAATAGAGAAAGTATTGAACTGATCTAACCAGTCATAGACATTCTCCGGAAAATCCTGGCCTTTCTTCTGTGCTGCATGTTTTGCCATCACAAAAGCAACATTCTCGAACATCTCCAGATCTTCAATGGGGATGTCCGACTCGGACACCTCATTTTCTTTCTGTTTGTCCTGTGATTTCTTCACGGACTTTTCAATCTTGGTCATGTCCTGAAAGATATCTCTCTTAAACTGGATCCGATAAATCCGTGGGATGGCGGCAGAAGCTGCAAAAACAACATCTTTTCCGTCGATTTCTATATTTTTAGTCAGCATATTTATTCTCCTACTCTACTGGTCTCCTGTACTTAAAGGCTGCGTGGCTGTCACGATGGATTCCGGATAGTATACGGCTTTGTACCAGCCATCGTATGTGGTTTTGTCCGTGTCAACTGTGGTCTGTGCTTTTACGCGGCCGTTTGCAAGTGGTGCGTTATTGATCGTGATTTTTTCTGTGCCAGGTTCGATATTTTCTTCTTTTGTGCTAGATTCAATCGACGGTCTGGTTGCCGTACAGTTGTACAACACTCTTCTGATTGCTTTCTGATCCCCGTCAAATTCAAACAAAAATGCAAATTTAACAGAATCGGTAGAATCGCTGACCTCGTGCAGTACACTTTTTTCGTCCTTCTTTTCTTTAAGAACATCCTGTCTGAAGGAATCCGGAATCAATGCGAATTCTGCATCTCCCTCGTATCCATTGTTTGATACGGATACATAGTACTGGATTCCATCCGCATAAAACGGATTGATATCACCGTTTGCATCAAATGACACTGATACGGAACCCGGAATCGGTTTTGGTGTATCAAATGAGATTGTTCCATCGTCGCTCTCTTTCTGGAGAGCGTAATGTGCGTTTTTGATGTTATATTTGACTTTGTTATCTTTGTTTGCCATCTCGTTATACCTCCATTTCATATAAGACTTCATACATTTTTTCTGACTCAAGATATTCGGATGTTTTCTGGTATGCGATCCCATATTTTTCCAAAACACCCTCTATCTTCTTTTCGTTTTCCCAGTCTTTCTGATCTGAATACAGTTCGATATCCAGACTGTCTATCTTTGCATAGGTGGTTCCATCTGCAAAAAAATTATTGCTTCCTGGAATGCGCCATACAAAAAAAGGTGGCTCTATCCAGTTATGAGTTGTAAAATGATCATACTCATAAGGCAGTCCCACCTCATCCAGCATATCTTTAATCTGTTCGTTCGACATCATAGCTTTGACATGATCTCCTTCTCCAGTTCTGCTATAGCCGCCTGCTCTGCAGGTTCTACGTGCTTGATTGCCGGGACTCGTCCCCCACCTCTTTTTTGGTGTCCTTTCTCCAGGAGATGTACTAGGGAATACTTTGCGTCATGTACAGTTATAACCAGACTTGTAGAATTCTCTTTTACTACTGTTTTCCGCCAGCCTTTTTTGTATTTTCCGGTTTTCACCGGAGAATTCTTTTTTATCTTTTTTAATGTGCTTCCGGCAACTTTGGTCACGCATTCTTTTGTCACTTCCGTACAGTATTTTCCGTAATTGGCGATCAGGCCGTTGATTTCATCGGCAAGGTTGTCAATCTTTATGTTATTACTCACGATCGGTTCTCCTGTCTTTATACACATGTACGATCTTTTCAAGTGATAGATAGAGGACCGGCGGCATGGTGTCAAGTTTTTCCTGAATCTGCACAATTTTATACTGTGCCGGATCTGTATCACTTTTTTGGGAATCCAGTATCACGACATCCAGTGATTCTATCCGTTCTTTTGACTGCACTGCCGCCGGAACGCTGACAAGTCTTGACAGATTATTCCCGGCTGTCTGCGCATCGAAATACCGCCTCTCGCCGATGGTTCTGTGTCCGAATCGGACACCCTGTATTTTAGTGCGCACAAGTGTTCTTTCTTCTGTTTTGCAGATGCTCAATATCCCATCGCAAAAAGTCTCGAAATCTTTACGTTTCGCTCTTGGCATATTCTTCCACCTTCTTTACCACCTGCAGGCCGATGATCTCATCTTTGTAGTTTAACCAGAACTGTTTGAGTTCTCCGGAATATTCGTACATCACAAGCTGAAAAAGGAGCGTTTTTTCCTGGGTCTCCCCCAGGAAATCACACTTTCCTACTTTTTCAGAAATGGCGGCCATGCCTCTTCGGATCATACCCAGGAGTTTCTTTTTTACTCCCGGATCATCCCACGTAATATCCAGATAGTTCTTGAGTTCTTCCAGTACCTGCAGTTCCTGATCTTCCGTCATGGCTGCCATGTGATCACTCCTTTGTCACTGTTACTGTATAAGTCTTTGTCAGTGCTCCGTCAGTCACTTTGACAGTCACAGTATTGGAACCCTCGGACCAGTTTGCTGCTGCTCCATTTGTCACTTTCACATCTCCCACCGTGATCTCAATTTCCGCTGTGGAACTTGCCGGTACCGCTGTGATTGTGTTGGACGCATTCTGTGTGGTTGCTGTGTATTCTGTGGTTCCTGCTGCAAATGTCGGAGACAGTTTCAGTGCACCAACTTTCAAATCTGCCAGTGTTGCATCATCTGTCTTTGTTTTTTCTGTCTCGCTTACAACCTTAAAACGTAACGGCTGGAGATCCTTGATATCCAGAACCTGGAAAGCATTGTTATCCAGTGCGAAACCATGAGCATACAGCTTGATGAGATATACTCTCTCATCTTCCAGGAATCTGTATTCGTCAGAATATTCAATTTTTCCATTTTTAGCCATTCCAACGCCCAGGAAATACTTGGTTGCCATTCCATATACTGCTTTTCCCTCCGGAACAGCTGCGCTCTGAATGATTTCAGCGTCCACTGGGAGCACAGATGCATAGATTCCATCCGGAGTCAGCATCCTTGTAGCCGGGAGCACTCTGCGGAAATAATCTACCGGATTAACCAACAAAATGAGGCTTGTGACAGTTCTTGCCTGTCCTTTGTCGTTTCTGGCCATGATTGCTGTAACATTTCCCATCTGTGTCATGTCCAGTGCAGTCATTTTGATAGCGTTTTTGTCCGGATATTTTCCTCCTGTCACAACAACGCCCTCTCCGACCTGTTTCATCATACCGATTGGCTCATCTTTTCCAGTTCCCTGTACAATACCGTACTCCAGTCCGTTTGCCAGTGCCTCATAGAGCACCTGACGCACGTATGCATCCAGCCATGTTGGTCCTAAATCCAGCATAGCCTTGGAAACCGGCAGGAATGCGCTCAGTTTTTCCTGTGTTACATCTACCTCTTTGAATCCAGAGGTCAGCTCCTCGATGATCTTGGCTGTCAGCTTGCCCCATGCTGCTTTCTGCTCGCCGTTTATATTCATCATCATTCTTGTCAGACCTGTCACTGTGGTTGCATTCAGCTTGGACAGGAGCGGGTGGTTTGTCTGGAGTTCATCAAAGACAGAATCAATGATTGTTTCCGGCATAACCACCTCAACGTCATTGAGAGCCTGTTTCGGATCTGTGGATCTCATAGCCTCAATGATTTTCTCATAATACTGTTTTTCCTTAGAGGTCAGCTGGCGCACACCTCTCTGTGCCAGGATTGTTGCATCCTGCTCCACCAGCATCTCTTTGGCCTGCTCCAGAACATTGTCCTCAATCTTCTGGCACAGCTCAGTGAACGCCTCGCTGAACGCTTTTGTATCGTCATCTTTGATGGCCTGATTCATTTTTTCAACGATCTTGGCCTTTTCCATTGCTAATACGTCTTTATTCTTCATATCAGTTCTCCTTTACATATTTTGGAATAATTTTGCTAACTGATTTGTGAGTTTCTTTTCTTCCGGCTCTGGTTTTGGAGTCGGTACCGGAGGTTTTAGTTCTCCTCCCTGCTGTCGCATAGACTCCAACTGTTCCCGGAATGATTTCTGCTGTGCAATCACACCGGACAACTGCTGCACGCGGCTCATCAGTCTCTGCTGTACATCCTTATCATCAGCCTGGTAGCTGTCTACCCTGTCAATGAGGCCGTATTCCAGAGCTTTCTCCGGTGTTAGGAATGTTTCTGTCTCCATCATGTCAATGAGCTGCTGTTCTTCCAGGTTTGATTTTTCCAGAAAAATCTGTCTGTTTGACTCCATGAGCGTATCCAGATCATCTGCTGCTTTTCTGAGTTCTTTGGCATTTCCATCCACGCTCATCCACATATTGTGAATCAATGCAGATGTTCCCAGTCCCATGACGCGCTCATCACACGCCTGCAGGATCAGGAACGCTACGCTGTAGGCAACTCCATCCACATATCCAACCTTTTTGCAGTTCTTCTGTTTCAGCTGGCTATAGATCGCCACGCCCTCTTTGACAGATCCTCCGTTTGAGTTGATATGCAGCTCAATGGTTGCTGTATCAGGAATGGCTGCAAGCTGCTCCTGGAAATACTTTGCAGATGTCTCCGATTCCTCATAGCTCCATGTGCTCCAGTTAAATGTGCCGTATGCTGTCACATCGTCATAGATGTATAATTTGTGAGTATCGTCCTCTGCTTTCTGAAAACATACAAATACTTTATCCTGTCTTGGCATTCTTCCCACCTCCTTTCTGCTGTTCTTCCAGGATTTCCTGGATAGTTGAGTAGTTTTTCGTGATGAAATGCTGGTCTGCCCAGTCCTCATCTATCGGAATCTCTCCCAGTGCTCTCAGAATCATATTCACTGTATAAATTCCGGAGCTGATGAGCTTGTCTGCTGATGTTGCAATGTCGAACATGTCAATATGTTTGACTCTCATGGTGTCGATCTGTAGCTTTGTTCCTTTCTGTATCCCGTTTTTTCCAATCCTCTTGCGGTTGATCTCCTGCATGAACATCTGTGCAAGCGGGTCCAGGCAAAACGTCAACATCTCGTCCACTGCTTTCTCGGTGTCCTGCACGTCTCCCTTGGCCAGTGTAGGCGGCATGGAGAATCCTCTGGCTGTAAAGTCAAAGATGTCATCATACTGACTCTTGATATCACGACTGGTTCCCTCACTGTAAGTCTTTGAGCCAATGTCTGTGTATGAATATCCCTCAAACAGTGGCAGGACAGCGTTTGGGCTTTCAAAGAATGACTTAAAATACTCATTCATGAGCTTTTCCAGTTTCTTATTGAACAATTTGTCACTCTGAGCCATTGCCGAAATGTCCAGGATTCCTCTACTGCCTCTGCTTTTGAGATACGATTTTGCAGAATAATCAATCAGCTTGCTGTATGAGTCATACAGGTGCTGTATGATCCGGTTTACATTCTTGTTGTTGAGTGTCCAGTGAAGCACGTCTGAACTTCGAAATGACCGCGAAAATGTGTAATTATCCACCTGCACATTGGTATAAGTGTCTCCATACAGTGCATTTTTCGTCACAGAAAAATCATCAGCCACCAGGAGCTGTCCGTCATAGCTCTCTACAATCAAAAGCTCATTGTTTCGGAACAACTGCTCCATAGCCTTTGATAAAAATTCTGCTTTGTTCTGGTTGCGGTTCGGTTCGTAGTTCCATAGATAATATTCATCTTTGAACAATTCCTCTCCCTCGTAAAATGTGCGAAATTCACATTTTGTCAGAGCGTTGGCAATCTTCCCTACACAAGTCCAGAACGCCAGCTCTCTCAGACAAATTTCTGTTACCGCATCACGAACCTGTTGATCTGTAATCTCCACAGATGATACCCGCTGCACATCTTCTCCCGGTTTTTCTCTTGCCTTGAACAGCTTTCTAAGACTTAATCCCATGTCAGTTTCCTCCTTTCTGCGCTAATATGTGAATACGCCCAGATCCGGCGCGCTTACGCTCTGAGCATACGGCAGG